AAGAAAAGATTGAAGAAAGGAAAGAATTAAATGCTAGTAAGCTTGAAGCTCAAAAATTTCCGCAAGCACGAAGATAAGGAATTCTTTTTCACCCCTGGACTGAACATCATCAGGGGAGAGAACGAAGGCGGTAAGACTACGATCAATGAAGCTATCGGCTATGCTAAGTTTGGGTCAAGCGCCCTGCGTGAATCTTTGGAGGATGTAGTAACTTATGACAAGCCTTTGAACAGTCTTAAGGTAGAGTTAGTAGAGCGTATCGACGGTGTAGAGTATCGGACGGTGCGTGGCAAGTCTGGTGCAGAGATTACCTATACAGACCCGCTCGGTAAAGACCAGCGGGTTACGGGCCAGGATGCGACTAAGGCTTTCTTTGAGAACATGCTAGGCTGCGCCGCCAAGACGTTCGGCATGCTGGCTTTGGCGAGCCAGGGTGACGTGCGCGGCGTGCTGAAGGACGGGCCTACAGCTACCAACGGTTTGGTAGAGACGCTGGCGCAGCTAGACATAGTCGAGACGATTATCGATAAGGTGCAGAATCAGTTGCCCAGTGGCAATACGGGGGCGTTGTCTAAACAGATTGAGGCTATCGAAATCGGAAGTGAGCCGGTAAAGCCTGAATTTGAAAATGACAGCGCTATTGTTGCGAAAATTACGGAAATTACTCTTTGTCGTTCCTCGGCAGAGGCTCGTTTGCCGGATGCAAACAAATTGGCAATAGCAGAGGTTGCCCTCAAAACGGCCTCAAATCTGTCTCGGGACCGTCTAAAGCAGGTAGAGCGCAATGCAAAGCTTGCTGAGGGATTGAAAGAGCCAGTTAAGCCGGCCGTGACAGAAGAAGACCTTGCTAAGGCGAGAGAGACGGTAGCTAACGCTGCAGAGGAAGAGCGTAGACGCAAAGCTTATAAGACAGGTTTCAAGACCTGCCAGCAAATTTGGGACGATAGTTTAGATTCGCTGAAAGCAGAAATCGTCAAGGTCGAGACCGAGTGGCAAACCAGTAAGGACTCTGCCAGCAAGATCGCAGCCAGCATTGCCCAAGCAAAGAAAAGCATTGTTACTGGTACGTCTTGTCCAACCTGCAAGCAGGAATTGCCAAACGCTGCAGCGGTGCTTGAGCATAACAAACAGCACGAGTCTGACATCGCGATTTGGGAACATGAACTAGCCTATGCTAAGACATTCACAGAGGATAAGAAGACAGAGTTGCAGGCATTGAAGTTTATTCTGGAAGTGCACAACGAGAATCTGCTAAAGCTGGGCAACTACTTTACGATGGACGAAAGTCGGGGTATTCCTGGTGAGCCGGTTTGGATCGGAGAAGTGCCTGGACCTGAAACGCCACTACCCAACGTTGCAGCGATGGAGAAGGAACTTAAGGACTACGATAAAGCTTTGCTGATTTATCAGCAGGCCCAAGCAACCCTTGCCGAGCCGTTGCCTGAAGTGCCGGACGTGACCGAAGAAACCTTGCTGATGGCTACGGCTGAGGCTACCCGTAAAGAGTTGGTTCAGCTTAAGGAAGCCTTGGCAGAGCAGCAAGCTTTGAAGGTTAAGGTTGACTCGGCAAACGCTCTGAAACAAGTCTGCTATGAGCGTGATGTTCAAGAATATCAAAAGGCCGGAGAGCAAAAGAAGTCTCTGCAAAAAGACTTGGCAGAGATGACCACGAATAACGCACTGATTAAAAAGCTGCGAGCTGCTAGGCCTGTGATTGCTACGGAACTGTGGGGCATTGTGCTGGGTGCTGTGAGTCACTACACTACAGCTATACGAGGTGAAGCAAGTTTGATCACCAAGGATGCGGAAGGCTTTAAGATCGGCGGTCGTATGGTTTCCGGCCTGTCTGGCTCCGGTCAGGACGCCCTGGGCCTGTCTGTGCGCATAGCCCTGTGCAAGACCTTTCTGCCGAACCTGCCGTTCATCATGCTAGACGAGCCGTTTGCTGCGTGCGATGACAATAGAGAAGTGAACGGGTTGGGTACGCTGGCAGCGGCTGGGTTCTCCCAGGTGTTGCTGGTGACGCACAGTGACCTGGGAGACAGCCTTGCAGACAACCTCATTCAACTCTAGTGAGTGGACGCAGTTGGTGTTTGAATTCGCGTACCCTTATCAGGTACACGAAGTCAAATTAAGAACCAGTGAGGGTATTACTACAGTTATTAGATACAAAGAAACAGGTGGTCGCTTTGGGTTTAAAGCGTACCAACCAAACGGAAAGAAAATTATTGAATGGGAGTCTCGATGAGTATACACATAAGACACTTTGAAGATTTAGGCTTTACGGCTGTAGTTACTAACAACTACGGTATCGTAATAGAATACGCAGTCTATAGCAGCGAGAAGCAAATAGACGGTACTGTAGTTTACTTCAACTTTAACGGAACAGCTGTATATGAGCCAAGAAATGCTGAACCAGAATTTACAGGCACGGTTAAATGGGATGGTTGCAGTGACTGGAATTTTAGATACAGTTACCACGGATGCTGCAGAGAGAATCTAACAGCAGTTGGTGAAGTCATGGCTAGATGTTGGGATTGGACATCTGAACTGTTAGAGAACTTCGACGGATAACAAAAGGGGCCTAGGCCCCTTTTGTTATTTGGCCTGTTGTGTGGCCCTTACTTCGTTGTACTGCCTAACGCAGGCTTCACCTGCAATCCGGGATTCGTCAGCGAATTTAAGCGTCTCTCTTTCAGCTTCGTCCATCCCTCCACGCAGGATGGGATACATGAAGGTGGGGGTGTCGGCTGGTAGGCTTCCGATGCCAAAGGCGGAATCGCTACGTCCTTCGAGGGCGGCAGATAGGGCTGATTCTGCGATGCGCAACCGACGAGAAACATCGTCGTACATAGCAAGCTTGGGAGTAAGATTCTTGATTTGTAGTTGCGCATCTTTAGCTACTTTCTCTGCGAGTTCGATCTTTTCCACGTTTAAATTCCGAGTCAGCAAGTTGAGCCTTGTTGAGCAGTAGTCTCTCTTCGTTCCACTCAGCACGAATAGTATCCTTGCCGTCCTCCCTGGCATACCAGACACTGCCAGCCCAAGCGGCAATACCGATACTGATCAGGATGGGTTTAAGATAGGGAATCTTAATCATGTGGACTTAACAAAGGCCAAGGCCTGTTGATAAAACTCCGGCCATGTGTCTGGCTTAGGCTTTCCAGGTTTCCATGTGCGAGTGTATAAAGACCAAGCCGCGCCCTGGGCACCCAGCTCCGGCAGCTTAAACGGGTCCGAGTACAGCAGCAGGCGGGCCAGGGTACATGCCAACACCTGATCAAATTCGATCGCATTCCAGATCGCCAGATCGTTCGCCGCGACCTTGTGACGGTTGTAGGCCTCGTGAGCCAGAACGTTAGTCGAGGCATGGACACGCACACCGTGCACCATACCGCCGCCCTTCTCACCCTGCCAGTAGCTCTTAGCAGGGCCGGTAGGTTTGGGAGGCTTGCCTACCAATTGACGAGTAGCTGTGAATCGGCTTTCCTGCAGGCCGATAGTCAGCAGCATTACCCTCGACTCTTTTGTATCCAGCTTCGAAGGCATTTCTCCCAGCGCTCGATCAAGAATATCAGTTTTAACTTTAAGTAATTCCACGTTATAAATCCTTTTAGTGCTACATCGGGAGGGGTGTCGTCCTTCCAGGCCGGAGAACTTGCAAGCATGGACCAGAGGTATGCAGCAGCTACAGCAAGCGAAGCATACCCAGGCCACTCGCCTACAAGCGGTCTACCGGCCGAGAAGAGCATAACGGCAGCGCCTAGTGCGTACTCTATCTTTACTGACATGCGAACCTCAAGTCGTCGCATGGCATTAAGACGGCATACGCATATGAACCAACTTATTGCACAGAGCCCGAAGTTGGCTAAAGCTATAAGAAGAAGCTCATTCATTTTTACCCCTGCCTTTTAGGCTGATTAGCGTATCTATAAATGAGCTAATCCATCCACCGATCTTTCGACCGACAGCGGGATAGTCATCACCGATAAGACCTAATCCTAGCGCCACAGGGGCAATTAGCATACGTTCAGTCAGGCTCGGATGGAGCATAGCAAGTCCTGAAGACAGTCCGACTGTCACCAGGGTTGCTAAGCCACACACCCGCAAAAAATAAAAAGCCGCCCCAACTCTTGTCCCCACGTCCCGACGTATCAGGGCAAAGCTTGCTCCAATAGCCGAGAGTGCAATAATAACCAGATAAGGCCCCACCACTGCCGCAACTTCAGGGCTGAACATTGCGGCAGAGATGATGACAGCTACTCCGATAGCATCAACGATAGTTGGTGGCTGAGTCACTCTGCTTAATCCTATTTAGTGTGCATTGTAAAATATAGGTTAGGTCATCATTAAATAAGCGTGCTTTTTCCATGCTTTAAGGCCCCCAGTTATAAGCATAGGTTCTAAGTTAGTTACAGGGCCGATAGAGTAAACATTCGAAGTAACTACTGCAGACTGAACTCCTTCTCCAGATTCCTGCATAAAGTGAGCATACCAGAGCCCATCACCTAAAGAGTGTGAATCTTTTATGGTAATAGTACCGATTGCGGTTACAGCCGCAGACTTGACCCAAGGCGCCGGACTGCCATCAGCCGCAAATCCCGATTTTACCTGCGGCCCCGAGGGCTTTGTGGCAGAGTCTGTGACTACGACATACAAAGTACCAGTGTTTTCTGCCTCTACAGTGACTACAGCGGATAGCGTGCCTGGAGCGTCAGATAAAAGCTGAGGATTGGTAAGAAGTGGTAAAGTAGGTATTTCTTCGGTGCTGGGTATGTCAAAACCCTTCAACGGGATAATACTTAATGACGAAGCACCTGTGATAGAAACTAGCGGATGATCAGCGTTAGTGGCTAAAACTACGGGATTACTGTAGTTTCCACCTGGAACAGCCGAGAAAATGGCAACCCAATTTTCACCGGAAAAGGTCATCGGTACGGGGCCTTGGGCGACGGCTCCGTTCGGGGTAGCTGCTACAGGTATCGAACATGTTGCGCTGCTAACTGGACCCGCAGGCGCGTAGGTAACTGTTACCTTATCACCAATAACAGAAACAGAGCTAGACCCACCGGGCGGCGCAAGTGGGGCATCCGTTTTAAAGTTACCGGCTGCAGACACTGTCCCTACGTCTTTTCCTGCCCCTCTAGGCATAACAAACGCGTAGTATGTAGTATCAGGTGTCAGCCCAGTTACAGAGATTACGTTTGGACCGACTACAATTCCCGTCTTATAGGTTGCAGCAAGCATTTCTGCGGTAGTCGGAGTTACAGAGTTTTCTTTGGTTAAATAGAACGCCTCACCACCTGCTTGGTCAGAGGTAAACGTAATATTCGCAGTAACTCTGCCGGTCTTTTCTGAGCCGGTATCTGTATAGCTAGGTGCCGGTGAACCACTTGCTAGGTTATCGTAAACTACACGGCGAATGGCAGTTTCAATTGGTGCGCTGGCAAAGTAGTACCCATACATCCAGGTAGACGCCGAATCTAAAAGAGAGTCTGGCAATGTGCCAACTACCTCTATCAAGACGGCATCGGACATATCTAGCACCCTGAATCTGACAACCTTAGTAGGCTTGTCGACATAGAGAGCAATTTTTTGAGCGCCAGTCGGAAACGTGAGCCCTTCAACGTTCCTAAATAGTTTCGGGTCCGGGCCGCCACGCCGCCGCATAGAAACCGACCCGAAAGAACGGTCTGGGGCGATTTCGATGGAGTTAGACTCTTTAGACGCAATGTTAGGCGCTAACCAAAAAGCCATACTGTCCATCGGTCCGGTCGTTGGATCGATTGACAGTATCAGCTCTCCACTAGGCAGTAGTTGAGACGAGTTAAAGCCTAAGTTATTGTTAGTGGCAGGAGAACTGCTTATAATTCCACCACCAGTGGCCCCAAACATGCCCTGGCTTCCAGTTCCCCCGGTCCAAACGTAGCTAGTGCCTGGAATTGTGCGGCCGGTAACACTTGCACCTACAGCAAGACCCGCAAAATCTTCATTAAATACTACAGTCATGATTGTTAGTCCTCAAACAGTCAGCGTCCAACGCGGATCGGTGGTGCGGTTCACGTTTGCCAAGTGCGCCCTTACAACAGCAAAGGTGCCGGCCGGCGCAGATGGAAACCCTGCAACCTCAGCGAAGGCAAAGGCAGCTTCATGAATAGTCGGGTAGGAATCCCCACTTGGGAGATACGGTGGATTTGCAGCTACAGCGATATCAGCTCTACCGCTATACTCACCAGCAATTCTGTATGTTCCATTTGAAACTGCGAAAACTGCACCACCAACCGTCAACGAAACTTGAAAGTTGACACCAGAAGTGTTAATCACGTAGAGCGGTGTTCCACCTGTATACCCGCTCGGTAGAGCTACGGCATTAGACGAATCGTTCACTGCGTAGAAGTAAATTAAATCGCCATCCTTTAAAGGTTGTGGCAATAACGTTTCAGAACCAAACGTCAAAATCCCTGCCGACGCTGTAATGGTCTCAGGTCCAGACAGGTACTTTGCAGCAGGGAGATAGTTACTACCGTTGTACTCTTGTGGGGTTGTAGACTGAAGGGAACGGTACATCAGCAAGTCATACTTGTTTCTGGTAGCTACCGCGACAGTGAAACGGACGAGCATATCCCCGTAGTCATAACAACCTTGAGAGCCAGTCATCAAAAAGTTATTACTGCATCCTTGAATATTGAATGCTGTCATCCAAGGGCTTCGCATGTAGTCTCTTATGCCTCCAGCCGCTCTCACTGCCGTAGGTGTATACCTTACAGCAGCAGCCAAGTATTCCGCATTATGCAGATTTAGACCCTTAATATATTGCCCTTGCGGATCGGCATCAGGAGACAGTGCAGAGGCATACCCCATTAAATTGATAGAGAATCCAAGGGCTCTTTCTTGGCCGTTGAGGTCCGTAATCGCTCCCCACCTAGTGCTAGGAATCGACATCTCTGTCCGCGCTGCAGTGTTCATGTACCAGTGGACGTACGGTTTGCCACCAAACTCATTTCCATTGCGAGCTTGGACATGATGGTGTGCCAAACTAACAGATGCATCCAAGAAGTAACGTTCCCCTTCTACCAAGTAGGCAAAAGCAGAATAGGCAACGGCGTGAGATGCGTCCCCCGTCGCTGTAGACCATACTCCCATACCGCCGAGTGGAGATTCAAAACCTCCCTTATCGCCGATTGACGCAGCACCACCAGCATACGCATTCTTAGGGACTGGTAGGCCAATAAAGGTGGAGGCACTAGCCGGTTTTGGGTCCCATAACAAAGGGACGAGCGTATTTGCCACATCAGCCGTCTCACTGGGCCTCGTGCGAGCACGCTCGTCCCTGAAGTGATATGGTACATGCAAGCCTGCAAACGCATTCGTGCGAGAGTTGCGATAGTCTACTGGGGTCTGACGAATGAAAGTCTTACCGTCACAGTTAGGCAGCATACCTCGTCCCAGGTAACCTCCGGTGCTGTCAATGTCTGCACGGTGCTCCATAGAGGCACACGGCACGTATGTTATTGAGGCATTAGCTGTAGCAGCGTTTGTTGTATCATAAGGAGGGACCAGACGTGTCTGCTTCCAGTAGTCTCGACTAGGCATGTACGTCAGTGTCGGGACCGCACCGACCCGATGACGTTTAGCATGGTTGTTGTCGTCTTGCATACGAACGGTCAACCAATGACCTCCGTAGGGTTGTTGGATACCAACATACGCTTGAACTGTCGCACCGTTGCGTTTCAACGTTGCACTGTAGTCTAGACGGAATTTATTGGCGACACCCCACCAGTCCTGTGCCATCTCTGCACCAAACTCGGTGTCAACAATGCTGCCTGCAGCGTCTTTCCAAACATCAATATGCCAGATAGCTTTTAGATGGTCATCCTCGGCACCCGCACCTGCGGCACCTTCTTTAGACATACCCCAAACTGTCCAACCTTCGCACACAGGTCCGGAATGTACTTTTGTCGCCCTAGTGGGTACAGCCGCATGTGACACCAATGAAGCCAGGGCTGCGCCAGTTTTTCGAGTCTGTGGCAGTACCTCAGAATTGATAGACGTACCGTTAGGAACCGACACACCAAACGTTCGGATCAGCATGGCTTGCGTAACTGTCCAAGTCGTTGTGACACCTACTGTGCCGGCAGGCCAAGTTGACCAGCTGGCTCCAGCATTCGTGCTATATTGCACATACCCAGTGGCGTTACCGGAAATGTTAAGACGAACCTCCGCAGACGTGTCCTGAGTGAACACATCGGAAATATAGACAGGCTTGCTGTTAGAACTGCTACCTTGACCTGCGTTGTTCGTAACACCAGTGTACAGTTTGAAGCCAGACAGCTCAACCGTCAAGGCATTTGCGGAAACCACCGAAGCAAGCGTTGTGGCTCCTGTGTTGTCGTAGTCCCCTTTGACAACAAATATCTGATACTCGCGCTCCGCAGACCCTGGCAAGTCTGCGTCTCGCAAATGGCATACGGCAAAACGTAGAGACCCGTCGTCCCACGTAGACCGCTCATCAAATTGTGCAACTACTGGCACACCGCCTGTACGCACTTCTGGGCACATGCCTGCAGGAATATCACCCTTTTTGAAGGGCATACCTGCGCGCAGATACGCCTTCGTCGGTGTAGCGGACCAATTCGACAGCTTGAAGTTTGCTTCCAAGTCACGAACAGGTGCAGCAGGCAAGCTTGGGTCTGCGGAAAACCCAAAATTTGGGTCCAGCGGTATTCCGAATAGGCCGGAAGGGGAGAAGGGAATATAGAATCCGTCTGGCCCACCGACAGTTAAGGGACCTTCTGCATATCTACCGCTAGAGTTAGAAACAATCAGAATTGCAGAACCAACAGACATGTCCGTAGCTAGAGCTACGCCTTGAGCGATCACAGCTCCAAATTTAAGCTTTCCAGCCGATACAGTCATAGAGCTATCCAAAGTAGCCATGTAGACTGTAGTCCCGTCTCTGGGAGAGCCGCTAACTGCATGCTTTACTGTTAGCGTTTTATTGCCAGAACCTAAAGCAGCAGCAAGTATGTTCAGTTGCGTAGTTTGATCCGCGCTGCCAGCAAGCTCTGCCGCTGTGGTGGGATCAGTGGTCCATGCCATTATTAAGCTCCGATCTTGTTAACGTAGTATTTATTTGTCGAGACTGAGCCTCTGATAACCAAACTAGAGCCGTCAGCCGCAGTAGATAAACTGGCTGTATCGACACCATTTACAAGCATCGTAGCGCCAACACCTCTCGCTACAGTCACAGCACCGGAAGCCGCTTGTTCTAGAATTACAAAAAAGTCTGGGTCAGTAGGCAGGCCAGCCGGTAGGGTGTAGATACCTACAGCTGTAAATGGGATAGCAGTATTTTTGTCGTTTGATGTGGCCGTGCTAGAGCCACTGCGCGAAGCTTGACGAATAGGGCTACCGTCTGCAGAGGCAGTAAGTACCCAAGTACTAGAGTCTTTAACATAAATAGCGTGGGTGGTGGGGTCTACCGACCAATCACCAGATGCGCCGAAACCAGAGTCAGGGACACCAACACCACCATAAACAATATTAGAGTTGGCCGCTAAGACACCTTGATATAAGCCTACACGAGCCGTGCGTGCATGGCCAAGGCTTACACGCCACACACGAACAGCTCCGGAATCAGCTTCATCAGATACGGTCATAGGTTGGCCGTCAGGCCAGTGCACTGTATCGGCTGAAGCGGTAACAGCCTGCAACCAAGCCGCACGGGTCGAATAGTGCATACCTTCACCGGCGTTTTTACCGATATGCGCGGGATTTTTAGCAGGCATACCGGAAGGTGTCGAGATAGGGGATGTAATTTGTGGCATAAGTAACCTCTAAAATTAAGACGTGGTGAACGTACCAGATGCTCCGGCGTAACTTTGACGGAAGAATCTAAAAGTGACGCCGTTAATAACAGCAGTGACATCTGAAGTATTTGGGCTAGAGCCATCATCACCGACGTTATTGCCAGAAGACCGAGCCCCCTGCCACCCGCCGGTTCCCAGAGCGTCTGTAAATGTGACACCTGCTGCAGATGCAGTAGCCTCAAAAGCTGCCCAACCATACTCGCTGGCACCGTTAGCCGTACTGGCAAAGCTTCCAACCTTGCTGCCGTTTGTCCCGCCAGACATAACCTGCATGCGAGAGAACAAACCTTGCGGATCGGTAACACCCTCGGTAGCAGTACCATTGCCGTAGCGTGGGCGGCTATCCAAAGAAGGAGCAGCAGTGACAGTTGCCGTAGGTGCACTGGTAGCTGGTGCCGAATTAGTGCCGTTGTTGGCGATAACTCGCACAGACAGAGTACTACCTACGTCAGCCTGTACAGGATCATAGGTAACACCTGTCGCACCAGAAATAACAGCGCCGCCCCGCAACCATTGTCGGGTGAACGAAGTAGGATTATTAGTCCAAGTTCCGTTTGTGCTGGTCAGCGTCGAGCCAACCTGAGCCGTGCCGGTGATTGCCGGAACAGCCGTGTTAACGGGCGCTGGCACGGGCGCAGCGGTAACGACCTGGGTATTCGCACTGACTGCCGGAGTGCTTGGGCCTCCAAGATTGCTGGCCGTAACTCGCAAAGCAAGTGTGGAACCGATGTCCGCAGTAGCTGCGACATAGTCAATAGAGGTGGCACCAGAAATCGGGGTGGAACCACGCAACCACTGGTAAGCATAGCTAGTGGGAGAATTAGACCATGTACCACTAGACCCGTTAAGAGTTTGCCCCACTTGGGCTGTACCTGTGATTGTAGGCACAGTCAAGTTGACAGGCACTGGAATTACAATCTCAGGCTTGATTAAAAGGGGTGGTGGAACGTAAAATGTAATGTTGGAACTGACGTAGGTAATCATTGTACCTTCATCAACCTCAGCGAGGACATACTCGTCTGTGGTAGCGCCCGATACTGGCGCACCATTGCGCGACCAGTTACCACCGGAATTGATCCATCCAGGATTGACTACCAGTTCTAACGTTTGACCTACTCGCGGGTTACCTGCGATCTTGAATGGCACACTGCCACCGCCACCACCAGCCCCTGCAGACTCTACGTTTACCAGTGGTTGGATGATGAGTCCGCCAGCGAACAGCACAGGACCATACGGGTACATGCCCAAAGCAAGTTGCTCGTCTATCCTGATCTGCAACGCCTCGAAATTAACTGCATAGGCATAGTCATAGGCAGAACCCTCTCCAGAGTCAGATAGGGCTTGGATGTACCCTCCACCTGCGTATTGGAGAAAGCCGTAAGGATACATGCCATCGGCAAATGCGGCCGTAACCTTAGCTTTAAGGCCTGCAAGGTTTAAGTCCTTGACATAGTCATAGTTGGTCATTGCCATGGTTTAATACCCGTCCAATTGAAATTGAGTTGCATGTGTTCTAAAGGCTCTATAAGACATGGCTCCAGCCTGAGAAAGCTTGCCATAAATGCTAAAAGTTCTTGCTAGGCTTGGGTCGGGGTTTTCTGCGATAAGATCGAATAGTAGCCATTGCCCAACGCCTCCAGAAATTACATGCCTTAAAGGTGCTCGGTCACTCTCAGTTAGCCCTGTTAAGTCAAACTGCAGAGTGTTATATCTAGGCCCCCAGTCGGTACGAAGATCACCAGCAGCAGTGCGAGTATTTGAACTCAAGTCCGCAGTCCCAACCGATGCGCCCCAGTCAGCAGTATACGCTGTCTCGATATAACCTCCGGCTACAAGTCTTGAAATGTCGATAAAGGTAGCGTTCGGATTAGTGATGTTTACCAACAACTTGCGGGCTGAGTGTCTACTGGGAAGGTAAACTAACACCATAGGAAAGGCGCCCTCAGTAAAGGCGTTAACACTACTAACTCCAGCCCACCAAGTATGCGTAGAGTCTCCCACAAACGCAGGCTGTACACCAGAATCCTGAGCAAGTGTAGTCCCTGCAGAATCGCTGTATGTTCTGACTCTGATAGTGCTTCCAGGCCCTAGATTGCTAGCAGGGATGGCTACAACACCCATCATTTCCAACCCCGGAAATACGGCATCGATAGTCATAAATGTACCCATTACTCGGGTAACTTGGCCTCGTACGTCGGTCTGCATATTAATCGCAGACATGCCTAACACCGTATCAGGAACAGTAAGTGCTGCTCGATTGATGGCGTTGTTGAATAGATAGCGTAGTTTGCTCATACAGGCCAATGAACTGCGTTAACAGTTTCCTCTGTTGCGTCTTCTGCGAAAATAACCTCTCTTAGAGAGGTTCCGATATGGTGCGTATCACTCGCATGTTTAACCAGAGCCGCTGACATGTTTTTTAATTCTAAGTTTGTCATTGGAACTAGAGTGTCATCGGCCGCAGTCCATACGTCTGTGTAAGCAGGATCGTTCGTGGCAGTGATACTTGCGTTTGCAATTTTCAAAGCACTTTGAGCATCACTCTGGAGAATTTTACCTAAGTATAAAAATCCTCCAGTTGTCCTAGTGTCACGCTCTGCTTTTATTTGCGCCCATTTAATAGACTGCAACTTAGCCAGCGGCGTAGCTTCCTCAAGCAAGGTGCCACCGGCGAACGGGCCTTCTGGTCCGATCAGCCAGGATTGAGGATCGACAGCGGCGGTAGTTGGAATCTCATAACTATCCTGCCAGTTAAGTTGTTGGGCTTCATACGCCTCAGGAACAGCATAGCTGTTGACTACGGCAACAAGGTGTCCGTTCTGAGTCTCTAGACGTAGAACACCATGCACCTGCGAAGTGGAGAAATTAGGGTTGGTTTTGTTGTATAAGAAAGTCATAATCAATAGTTGGTTACGTCGCAAATGATGTGTCTAGACATAGTGCTAAACGGCGTTAGTGATGCGTAGTTTGTAGAGGTTGCAGGCCATTGAAGTGTGTCTGTAACCCCATAGGTAATTCTAATACCGTTGGGTGTACCTACAATCATATTGCGAGAGTTGCCCACCATCCGGGCTGCACTTCCGCCAGGATCAAAAGCCTGAAACTTTTGAACGCTGTGAATGCAGGCATATAGTCTACCAGACTGATACGTAAATGTCCCTTCCCCGTCCACTACATCCACAATATGTAATGGTTTGGTTCCAGAATCATAAGACAGATTCCCATTAGACCTCCAAACCTGTAGACCTGGAGAGGGTGCTTGAGATATTAGGGCCGAACTAAACACATAGTAGTCAACGAAGGTGCCACCATCAGAGCCGCTATACCTGCTGCTTGTTCCTGATATTTGGGCAAATGGTTGACCCACATTACCCTGGACTCCTGATATAGTAGCTGGCAGTTGGGGGCGTACGGCGATTACCTCGCCAGAATTAAGTGATACAGAATTAGACCACAGCAGGGCTGTATTGCCACTGGGGGCTGAGCCGGTAGTTAGACCTACTGTACCCTTTCTAACCATAACTAGTCCTACAGAATCTCCATCGATCTGCATGGTGCCGTTATCTCTAAAACTTTGAAAACCTACAGGCATTAACGTATACCTACTAGAACTTGGATAGAGGCCGGTGCCCCACCGCCGGGCAGGGGAGGCCTATACCACGTTAGAGTGTCTCCACTGAAACTGCATTGTGGTGTAGTAGCCGGATGTGCTCCATTCCCTCCGTAACTAATCGGAATAGGAATAACAAAACCTATGCCCCCGCTAAGCCCAGTCACAGTTGTGCTACCATTAGTAGTTCCAGGTATAGTAATTACAGCTAAAAATCTGCCGATGAAGCTGGAAGTATCCAGCTGCAAAGTACCGCTTGAATCCCATGTTTGAAATCCTGCTGCCATTACCAAATCCCGTTACGTACTCTAAGTACGTTATTAAAATCATAAACTCGCATGCTTTGTGGTCCTCCAGAATCGTTGCTTGGATGCCCAAGCTCCAGTCGTTGACCGCTGACAGAGGTTCTCAATAGACCAATCACAGCGCTAAAGGACGACAGGTTTGGAGTACTAATGCCTGCAGGTGTGATTAAAGTACCCACCCCAGACATGGCGTAAACCGGCGCTTCTGTTTGATTAGGGCCGGCTAGGGCAACCATTGGTCTGGTAATAGTTACCATACTATCGGTAAACCCTCCAGGCTTAGTGTGTCTTTTTAGAATAACTAGTCTGAGTAAGGCTCCGTTAGCAGGGGCGGTTACGAAACCTTTTAACAGCTTGAACTGTGCAAGCGTGCTTCCGCCTGAAAAAGTGTTGCCGTCATTAAGGTCTAAGGCTGAACCTACCAACCAATTGGAGACCGTCGCGTCATAAATCTCTATGTAGGCCTGTACTTCACACAAATACGCGCCAACATAGACGGAAAATCCATAACGTTTGAGTGGTTCTACTGTGACAAAATGGCTGAGTATAAGACTAACACCTGAGGTGTTACCTGCAGCACTCTGGTAAATTTGCAGGGCTCTGAGACCTACAGGAATGGCCCATGGAATCAGAGTTTGTCCATAAGTTGAATTACCGATGCCATCACTAAATTCCCAATTTGTACCTGTTATTAGGGCCGAGTTAGGTAACATGTTGCCAGACATACCTACCTGAAGCTTATCGGCAGTGATAGAGCCTGCAGCTAAGGCCGGCGTAGTGATAGCCCCTGCGCTAATATGCCCAGCATTAATTACACCTGCACCAATCTGGTTAGCAGCAACAGCGTTCGCGTAAGCAAGTCCTCCAAGGTTTGTTACCTGAGTTAGACCGTTAAGCGCCCCTGTAGTCTGTGTATTAAGGTTAACACTGTTGAGCACAGCAAGTGCCCCAAGTCCTGTAATCTGTGTGTTAGGCAGATTACCTGTAACTTGCGTAGTACCTAACTGAACACTGTTCAGCGCAGCTAGAACACCCAGATCAGTAAGGTCACTACGGCTAAGTCTACGGCTGGCATCTAAAACGACAGTGCCATCAGGCATTCTAATTGTAAGGCCGCGAGAGTCGATCTTAGCTGCTGTGACTGTGCCAGGAACTAATAAGTTTCCATCTAAAATCTGCCCAGGGTGCAGCCAAGAGCTACCGCCCCAATAGCCGGTTACCACCACTGTTTCATCAGTGTTTTTAAGTGTGATCATGTCACCTGCACGCAGGTGAGCATTGTTGGGCGCCGAACCAGAGTTACCTAAAGCAACCCAGACAACATCACGCGCAGCGTTATCCGCTGCGGTAGCATTAGCCGTTGACGGTGTACCGTTAGACCACTTAGTCAAACCCCCTGGGCGATTCGGATAGGCAGTCAAATTACCCAAAGTACCGATAAGGTCTAAAGACCCTCTATCACCGGCCGGCCCATCTTGCCCATCTTTAGCCAGCACTCTGCCCACCGTCCAAGCCGTAGGCGGGATTACGGTAGAGCTGGAAGAGCTTGCTGCAGTAGCGGTAGTGACGTGCAGATACGTACCGGGCACCAGTGGAACTGACTGACTCCAGATACCGAGTGTGCCGGTCAACAACCCGGTAGTGAAGTTATAGGTTAGATTTCCTGCTGGGGTGGCCGGAGAAGTCTGTGACGATGACCGTGTAAACAGCCATACAGTAGCCGAGTTTAGGCCGGGGGAGCCATCAGCACCTTGTGAGCCAAGAACCACAGGGGTAGTCCACTCGTTAGCTGCGATATCGTCTGTGTTGGTGGCGCTGCTGGCTGTAGCCACAGTCACATAAATTGGTTGTGTTCCTGCTGGAATAACCTTAGACCAACCATTTGGCAGAGTCGTAGGAGTCGTAATAGCTGCTACGTTAAATGTCCACGTCACCGGCCCGGGATTCGTAGTCGGAGCAGTAGCCGAGCGCATGTAGGCATACACTAAGGCTGTGTTAGTTCCAGGTGTACCGCTAGAACCATTAGCTCCGTCAAGTACCTTAGCAATGGTGTAGTCCGCTATATAGTCGGAACCCTCAAAAGAAACCGTCGCTCTAATGGTGATGGTAGACGTAGACATATTAGCCGCAGCAAGTGTTCGACTTGCTCCGGTTCCGTCTAGCGTAGCTGTGCCGTTTTGGATGGTCCAGACAATAGGTCCGCTAACATTAGTCAGCAAGGTCGTCAAAGTAATAGTAGCTGGGCTAGGTGTGCCAGTAGCCGAAATTTGAAACACCGTGCTAGGCGCTATCAGCCTAACGCCTTTAGTAGCTGCGATTGCTCCAGGCAAGCCTGGAATTGTTTCAGGATCGATAGGCAACGGTATCACTCGTGGCACGGTGGCCTGCAGGAGCTGGTCCCGAGGATTTACAAATACAGCCATTAGGTTAGCACCTCAATATCTACACGTCCAGAAATCCAATCTTTCTGCAGACTTAAAACTGTACCAGGGACGCCAGCTTGCAGACCCCAACGATTTCCAAACAGCGTTACCGGGTCGCCAAGCTCCAGTGTTAAAAGTTGGGGATAGCCAGTCAGTCTAAATACGTTGCGTTGCTTAGACCACAGGGCAAGTCTCCGCTGCGCTTCAGCTCTGGCGTCCGCCTCTAACAGCAGCAGAGTGTCTACCATAGGAGGCTCAGTAAACAGGCGATGATCAGCAGCTACGGCGGCATCGTTTTCCTGAACTTCTAACCACTCCTTGGCAAACAGATCTTTATGTTCACCAGGAATGCCGCTGGTTAAACCGGCTTGAACAGTCCAGTTCTTGCAGTAGCCTAGTCGAATACCTGCTTTAACTACAGGGCGTTGTGACAGGCTAAGGCTTCTGGCTACGTAGTCTGTAGGTGTAATTTGCATACCCGTGGGTGTGGCAGACACATCGATTTTTCTAATGCGTAGTCTGCCATCAGAAGCTGTGACTACTTGACCTCCGACAGACGCAGCCAAGTCCTGGCACGTAGCAAGTACGTTGGCCCTGCCATCTATAAACACACCCACCGGCTGCGGATGCGCCGCATCGAAGGCTGCAAAGTCTGCAGTGTCAACCTCAGACGGTAGCAGTCGCTCATCAGCCGAACCCCACTGGGTGGCTAGGATGCTGACTAACTCTCCGATTTTGTTAGCATAAGGTGCGCCGCCTTGTGAGCTTGTAGTTATAGCTCCGGCAGGGCTAGCGTTAAGCCTGAACTTAGTTGCCCCCACAGCCGTATGGCTGACAGGCACACCGTTATCCCTTATCTCAAGAATTTCTTCTAGCGGGTTAATGCTGACCAGATATTCGTGGTAAGCTTCATCAAATAGCACAGGAGTTGTATTGTGACACTCACCGAAAACAATCGGGGCAATGTCCTCCTTATTGGTTCCTGTACCTTCCACCAATGTTTCTGACACTGGCGTATTGAGACGCTGCAGATTATCTTTAATAACAAGATTTAACCTATTAGCGGACCTAGAGCCTAGGCTGTCGATTACACCTGACAACACCAACTGAAAGTCAGACAAAGGCCATGTAACATCTCCGAAGTATACTCGGATACGCCTGTTAGTCCACACGTCATTTAGCCAGCTATCTAAGTGGCCGTCTTCGTTGGTTAGTTCAATGTCACCGATACTGACGGAAGGTGATCCATCAATTGTCAAACGAGAGGTAAAGGCTACCCCTCCCTGAATGTAAGGTAGATAGACTCTATTAGGTGCTGTGTCTGTTGGTAGAGTTGTGTAGGCGACATTACTCAACAGAATAATTTCGCCTTCCCTCATGTCTATCTCGGCGAGCACCGCTCGCCTCCCGTCAGTTCTTAGCCATGCTTGGTATTCTTGTGGTGTCATTGTATGGTTTGTGAGTTACCAAAAAGCAGTTGGGTTTGCGTGGCATGGCTAACTAACTCTGCCATGGCCTCCATCATTCTCTCCATGGCTTCCACATATACCTGAGCTTGCATATGGGCTTCTGCAGTATTAGCTTCGCGGGCCTGGATCAGTTCACCTTGAATAGCCGTCAGAGTCTCCAGGGTTCGGGCCTGATTGTATCCCATTTGCTCGAATACAGAGGCATTAAACGCAGGCATGGCAAGCGCAATTTCGGCCGGCAGGCTTGCGATAAGTTCCTTGACCTCATCAGCTCGACCCAACTGCGCAGCTTCAATTTCAAGCATAGCAAGTTCGGTAGCCAGCAGACTCTGCGCTGTTATCAGTTGAGCACTAAGAGAGTCATAAGCGTTAGCAGAGATAGTCCGCAACTGCAGGAGTTGGTCGTAAGACTCCTGCTGTATAACCGTAGGGTCAAGAGCGCCACCCGGCTGACTTGCCAAGATACCGTTTTGTGCAGCGTCAGCCAGTCCGCCAGTGACAGCATTGAAGATGTCACTGTAGACTTGGCTGCTAGCGTAAAACACCTTGGCGATATCGAGGTAAGTATTCGCGCTGGCCTGCAGCTTTCCTTGAGCCTCGACATCTCCTGCCACAGCCTTTTGGTAGGTGGTAGCATAGTCAGTCTGGGCCGCAGCAAGCTTTTGTTCGTTAGTTAGCGGGGACAGAGAGCCAGTCATAAGAGACTGAACAAATCCTAGGGTGTCCTGCCAGAATTTACGGGCCTCTTCCTGCGACTGTTGCTGAAGTTCTAAATTCTCTTTCTCACGCTGCATGCGAGCCAGGACAAGGTCTGTAAGCTCACTAGCCATAGTTACTTGATCAGCACCCTTAGCCCCACCAATCATGCTCCACAATTCTTGCTCGCGCATGAAAGCATAATTGCCAGAAGGCCTGCCCATAGCTTCATCAATACGATCCACCAAAGAGCCTGCGCCAAGTTTTGCACTCTTCAGTTTTTCAGTCTCAGCGATGAGCTTTTCAACACCCTTCAGGTGCTTATCAAACATTTCCTCGGTTTTGTCCTCTATCTCTGGGAACACATCCTTAAACAGTTGCTGCATATTCATGAGAGCAACTAGCGTAGGCTGACCAGCAACACCCAACGCAAGGGTTTGGTCTACCAACTTCCGGAACTCGGCAGTACTAGTGGGCATGGTAATGCCCAACGTTTTAAACGCCTCTGTCAAATCTCTGATAACGTTGGCACTGCGTTCTTGCTCTGTGTAATAATTCTGGTAGTAGGCATCCATCGCTCCGGCGAAGACTTCCAGACCACCAAAAAGGTCTACCAGAGATTGAGCAGCATTAGCCCCACCGATAGAAGTTTCGTAGAGCGTCCCACCAAGATTGCCCATTGCAGCATTGACAGTTTTAAGCGTAGAGCTTAAGCGTGCCAGTGTCGCCATGCTGGTTTCATTCACACGAGAGTAAGCGGTTGTACCTAGCACAGTTAGTGCCATGGCTTCGCTCATCTTCATGAACTCTTCTTCAAGTTTTACCGCAGCTTCCTGCTCGGTTAATCCCTTAAGATTAACCTTCATGGAGTAGGAGAAGTTTTTAACCGCGTCTCCACTCACACCCAGAATTGCTGCCATTTCTTGGGTGGTATTGGCCAGATATTGAAACTGACCTGCCAAGCCTTGTCGGATACCTTCGTTCAGAGGGTCGCGCTCTGTCTTGTCACCAGAGAACCAGCCACCCTTAAGAAACTTGTACTCTGTACCTTCGAAGCCGGTGGGGCCACCAAACGTACCTTCAATGCCCGACTCTGTAAGTTTCTTACCAAACAATCTGTTAACCAAACCGCCGAGCAAACCGCCAACAAGAGCGCCCAAAGCTGTACCAATGACAGGGAAGATCGAGCCCACGGCTGCACCGATTGCAGTACCAGTATTAACCGCAGTGTTTCCAGATCCACCGCCCACAGCGTAGCCGCCAGACACGAACCGGCCACCGTAGATACCGCCTGCCACACCGCCTGCGATGTTTAGGGCGGTTCCGGCCACAGCACCGCCAGACGAGCCAGCAGAGATAGCTTCGGAATACCCACCCACCATCGTGGAAGAGCCTGTGGTTGCGCTAAACGTGCCACTAGCCTGAGACATGCCGGCTGCAAACTCTGACATTGCGCTGGAACCGAACAAGCTTCCAGCCTCAGACATATAGCCTGCCAGCATGCCAGACAGGCCCGAACCTCCACCGCCAGCGAACAGTTTGTAAGCGCTGCTGACCATGTTGTACATACCAGTCAGACCGCCGCCCTGACCGCCGCCTGCCAGCTGATCCATCATGCCACCAGTCAATTTATTGACTATGGCATTAATGTACAGCGTGATGGGCTTCTGCAATTCTGCTACGATAATGTTTCGCAGCTTCTTGCGACCAGCTTTACCACCCTCAAACAGTGCTGTAGTGATGGCTCCGGAAATTTCCTGATTGAACTTAGCGGCCTGATCTGCGCGAGCCTTGTCAAATGCCAAGCTAGCTGCACTAGCGGCACCTTCCACAGCCTTAGTCTGCATCTCATCGATAGCATTTTTAGTGCGATTTATGAGTTGTGTAATGCTGTCGTAAGCCGCAGTGCCTGGAGACAGCTTAGCAAGTTCTGCTTGGGCCTCTCTCAGTGCGGTGTTCAGACGCTCAGTTTCTGTCGCGTACTTCTCCATGGCTTCTGTGCCTGCTTGGGCTGCGGCTCTCTGGGCCACTTCCATGCTGAACACCGAGTCATTGATATTCAAGTACTGCTGCGACAGATCAAACAATGCACGAGCTTTGTTCTGTTCGCCTTGGTCCTTACGCCAGAATTCCTGAGTGCTGGTCTCAAGTCTCTTAATCGCACCCTGAGCACGCAGAGCTGCAACTTCGATAGACGTAGATGTTGCGCTGTTGATTTCAGCAATAGAGTTGGTAGCCTTCTCGGTATAGGTAACAACCTCCCGTGCAAGATCTTCGAACATGCCGTTAAGCGTTTCGCGATTCTTGGGGTCAGCACCCTTATACAGACCCTCCAGCATCAACCGCTTCTTTTCTGCAGCAGCCAGGAACTCAGTCTGACCCTTGTTAATCTCCGAGATTTGCGAGGCACCGCCACGCGTGACTAGCTCCAGCAGAGAGCCTTGATACTCACCTTCGCTGATTAGGCCGACACGATGCTTAGCTTCCAGTACCTTCTGCTCATCTGCGGCAAGTTTTCGTTGCATTGTCACCGAGTCTTCTGCCCGCTGAGCCGCCATCTTCATTGCGTTGTCAAACGGCACGAACAGCTTTTGGAACTTAGCACCACCGCCTGCGTCAGCTTGTGTGAAGGTTTCCTCATGCTTGTACATGCCAGCTACTGCGTCAGCTTGTTCTTTCTGTGTGTCCAGCAGCCACTTAGTACGCTTTTTGGTCTCTTCCTTAAGCCTGTCTTCCTGAGTTTTAATCTTACTACCGGCAGCATCTGCTGCAGATACTGCTTTATTCAGATTATTCCAGGCAGCATTAACGTCAGATTCCAGTCTCGTGGCGAAACGCTTAGTGTCCTCCGGCGAACGCTTAATATTAAGCCCGCTGCCACCTTGCCCCGTCTGTGTGAACTTTCTTTGAGCCTCAATAGCTTTCTCATACGCAGCCCTAGCTTCATTCACACCCTTAGTGTGAGAAGACATCTGCTCTTCGCTTTTGGCCGCTTGACTTACACGTATCTCGGCCTCAGCCAGAGAGATGCCTGTAGACCTCAAAGCGTTAATCTTGGCCAACTTGTCTGCTTCGTCACTAAGTGCGCCAGCAACTTTATTGGTGTAGTTATCTGCAGCTTCGGCTGCGGTATCTGTCGACTTGCTGGCCCAGAATTGATAACCCATCCAGGCAGCAGTACCAACTCCTAACGCCACGTTCAGATAAGGAATCAAACGCGCCACTGTGCCAAGTACGCCTGCGGTTTTGCTCATACCGCCAGCAAAACCTGCCGATGCAGCAGCATTCGCCAATTGAGCTTCGGTATTGGCGACCAAGGCGACTGTCTCTGTAGTCTTGGTGCGTGTAAACAGAGTGCTGGCGGCCGTAAGCAGTTGAGCTACACCCAAGAGCCCTGCCTGCGCGGTCTTCAACGCTGCATAGGCAATAGCAAGTGTTACCAGGATTCCAGCGTGATCTGCCATCACCTTACCCAGAGTAGCGATACCGCTTACCAGGGAGGTAATAGTGGAGATAAACTCTGGCGATCCAAAGGCCTCCTGCATACGCTGGAAGATCAGAACTAGTTGAGGTTCCAGAGATTGATAGGCCTGGAACAGAGACGCTTGCAGTACAGAACCCATCGTTTTGAACTGGTTCTGTGCAGTCTGCGACATCTTTGCAGCAGTGATAGCTGCGAATGCTGCATTGTTCTCCATGCCTGCACGAACTTCCTCCAGGGCATTATTAAAGCCCTTACCCATGTCTCGTGCTTCTGTGCGGATCAGGCGCAGCATTTCAACCAAGCCTTTAGCACCACGCTCCGACAGAAGCGCTTGCATAAAGTTCTTAGCTGAGATGGGGTCCATCTTCAGAAGCTTCTCGTTAAGCTCTGCCACGACTTCAATCATGGGACGGAATCCGCCATCCGTTAGATTACGCATCTCAATTTTCTGAGTAGCCAGAATCTTAGAGACTTTAATCGATCGGCCTGACAAGTCGGCATACATGTTGCGCAGGGCTGTACCTGCTGCGGTAGCCTGAATACCCAGGTTAGCAAGTGTTCCGATGCCGAGTGCCGTGTCCTGCAAACTTACGCCATACTGCTGACCAATCACCGAAGCTGTCTTCATAGCGTTGGAGAATGCCTCCACGCTAGTCATAGAGTCAGCAGCAGCCTTAGAGATAACGTCACTAGCGTATCCGAAACCTGAAGCCCCCATACCGAAGGCTGTAGATACCTGAATGAGTGTTTCAGCTGCCTTCTCAATCGTGGTAGTACCAGCGACGGAAAAGTTCAGCACGTCACCCGTGACACGCAGAATATCATTAGCCTGTAAGCCGGCCAACGAAAGTGTCTTCATCGCCTCAGCGATTTCTCGCGGACCGAACGGACCTTGATTGGCCAGCAGAATCATCTGTGCTGTCAGGGCCTCTACTTCTTTTCGAGTATTACCGCCAACGTTTTCGATGATAGCAAATGTATGTGCAACGTCCATGCCCAGCTTAGCTGTCTGCATGAAACCGTTGGACAGGGCAGCACCCAAGAACAGCGGAGCAAGGTCGCCCCACGTCAACCACAGCAGATTAAACCCGGAGGCTAAGCCTCGGGCCATGCTGTGGGTATAATTCATATTGTCGCCTAAACCCTTAAGCGCTCGACCTGTATCATTCAGGTCTTTGGGTTTAGGCAGTTTAGGCGCGGCAGTTTCACCAACCACTGCGCCAGCAATGCCTGTCCCAGCGTTATACCTTTGAAAAACCCCTGCAGGCATATTCATGGCAGACGACACAGACTTGCGAATTCTAGCCTGTTGCTCCGCCACTGCCGCTTCAATAGCAGTAGCTTCCCTAGTCAACTCCGCCTTAACTCTAGAAATGTCGCTTTTACCTTTAGCTAGGGAGTTAGCGTAGATAGACGACAAAGAAGCCGAGCGCAAAGCCCCTCGCTCTTCCATTGCCTTGAGTGTAGCCTGAAGTCTTGCACCTTCAATTGCTACAGTTTCTTCGATCGCTTTTCTTTCTGCAGCTAGGTTTGTTTTAACTCTTGCAACTTCCTCTTTGCCCCTCGCTATAGAGTTAGCATATACAGTCGCCAAGGAGGCAGAGCGAGCAGCCCCCCTCGACTCCATAGCCTTCAACGCAGCCTGAAGTTGTGCGGTCTCATTAGAAACCGCGTTTTCTAGCTCTTTGCGTTCCAGAGCTAGATTTGCCTTTACTCTAGCAACGTCAGCTTTACCCTGACTTAAAGACTGCGAATAAACAGAACCCAGAGAAGCTTGGCGATTTTTACTGCGAGCCTCCAGCGACTGCAAAGCGGATTGCAACTCATCTTGCTCAGCTTTCACTGCAGCAACGATTGCAGCATTACCACGTTTGCCAGATTCCCGCATCTGACGAACAATGTTTTTATGGTATGGAGAAAGAGTGGCCCCAGCCCCTTCCAACCCCAGCAGCGCGGCTAAACCTCTGTCAGTAACTTTGGCATTGGGATTACCCATTACCATGTTCTCGTACATTTTAGTGGACTCAGCACGTGCAGCAGCGGCCATAGACCGGCCCTGCCTTTTGATGGCATTTACAGCCTCAGGGGTGGAAGCCTCGATACCGTCAGCAAGTGCTTTACCTTGCTCCAGGCCTGCTGTGCGCATTGTGCCGACAGCCTCTGCCATCGACGTCTTGATGGTGGACTGCAGCTCTTTAATCGAAGATTGAAAACCAGTGCGCAAAGACTTAGCTGAAGAGTTCAACTCTACAACTGCTTGCTTAAGATCGGTAAAGACCGATGCACTGCCTTTCATGCCGACAATAATTCGGCGCAACTCTTCCAGGGACTTACCTGAGCCCTGGCCGGCATTTAAGACACCATGCAGTTTGTCGATAGTATTCGACAGCTTGTCTAGGTCTTTTGCCCCACGTACCTCAATAGTGTAACTTAGATCAGACATGAAAAAGCCGGTTAGTAGAATCCCGTGGATTCTACTTGACCGGCTTCTTATTGGCTACCTTTTCCCTTGCTGCTTTCGTTTCTCTCCTGACTCCTAGTAGTTTAAGATAGATACTATCTATAAAAACTATGTCGTCGTAAAAGTCTTCATAGTTAAACCTTACGAATCTACTCCAATACAGGTCTATGTCAGCAAGTCTCAGCGGTAGCGGGGAGTCATGCGCATATATTCGCTCACGGGTGAGAGCTGAAAACTGGGTGTAAGACCAGTCTAGGTGAGCGAGTAGCTGAGGTCTGGTGTCTAGAGCGGGAGTGGCTATGCCGTTCTTTCTCATGGAGAGCAGCATATCCATGCGTGACCCCCACTCTAGCTGCCAGTTGATGACTTCCGTTAGTTTTTTTCGTCTTCCTCGGTGGGCTTCGAACGATAGTTTTCAGTGTTGGTGGCTTCACCCATAACCCACTGATGGAACTCTTCGAACGACAGCATCATAAGGGCGGCCGATTCGCTATAGGTGTGCTTCACACCGTTAACACTGACTTCACCGTCCCAGCCTGTGAGGATATGTTTAGCTTGCACAGCCAACAGCAGAGACTCACCCAGCTTAGCAGCTTGCACAACGGCAGCTTCCGAAGCGCGGTCATTCTCAGCCACAGCAAGTTGCTTTTCGTGCTTCTTGTATGCCGCTCGAATCGCAGCGTTATAGACACGATTGGTAGCGCGTGCAATATAGAACGTCACACCGGAAGGTTCGTGAAGGACTGGGGTGCCAGCAGTGACACGTTGTTCGTCTAGTGCGTAATTACCGAAGTCAAAAGATGCAGTCATATAATTCTCCAAGTTGGGTTTGTGCCTGTCGGGCTGTCGAATTGTACCCGATCTGGATATGAGCTGGCAAACAAAAAAGCCCCGGCCTTTCGACCGGGGCTAAAGAGTGGCCCAACATTCCACCCAGGGAGAACTTATGCGATAGCCACGCCCGGAGAGGTGCGGGACTCAGGGAAGCCAACCGTATCCGTGAAGGAGACGATTACTGTCAGGGTAGTACCTTGATCAGCAGAGACAGCCGTATAGGTAGCGGAGGTGGCACCTGGGATGGCAACACCATTACGACGCCACACGTAGCTAAATGCGCCGACACCGTTAGTGTCTTGGATAGCAGTGGTATCTGCAGTCAAGAGTTCGCCGACAGCCGGTGTACCAGTGATAGCTGGGAAGCCGGTTGCAGGAGCGTTAACCAATTGTGGCAGATCAACAGCGTCGCCCATGCGATCAACGATGAGAACCTTACGCATAGCAGGAACGACGTTACCCTTGTCCAGCAGACCCGTCACTTCAATAGACACCAGCAAGTCTGCATCCCGAGAACCAGCGTTCACCGTGTAGGTGGAAACGTTAGCCTTGGGGAAGGTGAAGACATAGCCGTTACCCAGAGCGTCGAATGCTGTGAACAGGAATTCGAAGTTCTCGTTGTCCAACATTTCTTGGAAGAAGACTCGACCAGAGGTAAAGTACAACTCGCAAGTTGCTGTTGCCACAATCGTACCGTTACCGATACCGACCGAACCCAGCACACACAGGGCGGTTTGCTGACGCAGACTGTTATCGTACGAAATATCAATCGTGTTGATATACGTACCGGTCAACGGTGCACCCTTAACCCACAGTTCGCACGACGTACCGGACACGCCGGACATAATGTCGTAGGCACGAGACGGTGCAGGCGTACCCGGCAGGTGAGACGTGGTGTCCTTGGCAACCACGTCCTTACCCATGAATGCAAACTCGCCAGTGGTGATAGCACCGGAAGCGATGTTCAGAGTCATCGAACTAACGGTCATGCCCCGATAGTTGAAGTACTCTGCAGTGTCGCCCGACTCACGTTCAATCGAATAGCTGGGCTGAATCACACCGTTCGTCAGACGAGAAGTGCGAACAGAGATACCAGCGACTGTCGTCACAGGAGATGCAGGGGTAGCCGGGTCCAACGTAATGACCGTAGACGTAGGTGCAACAGTCTTAGACACCCGATACAGTTTACGGTAGTTAGGGCTACCAGCAGCAAAGCCGGCCAGCGTAATGAACTGACCGGGCTTCAGTGTCGTAAATGCGCTGGTGCCTGTCGGTGCGACAGAGGCGGTAAGAGTCGTTGCTGTTGCCGTCAGGGTAAAGTTCGTACCGACACCGTTAGTGCCATACAGCTGCCACGAGTCCTGCAAAGCGCCCGAAAGCAGCTCATCGTACTCGGCATACGACAATTCGAAGTTGATCGAGCCGCTAGCTTCTGCGCCAACAGCAACCTGACTGGAGCTAGCCCGGTCAGCGTTAATTTCCTGAGAAGTTTCCTTCGTCAGGTTGAAGTTCAGGGACTCACCAGTAAAGCGCAGTTCGCGCGTTACCGAAGGTAGATTAGGTGTTTCACCGAATACCAACTCACGCACATAGCGCAGTTGTACACGGGAGGTGGAAGCAAGTGCCATTAGTGGACTCCGTTAGGTTTGTGGCGATGATACCACTTAGGGTTGCGCCAGCGGTTACAGTTATGCAATTTAGAGGTTACGTTTAGCCGGGTATTGAGTCACACCAGAACGGTACGATAGCAGCTTCTGCAAGCCAGCCCTTTACTACCGATCTGCCGCTAAACCTAGCAGCATAGGTACGGACGGGATAATGCCTGTCTGTCATGTGAATCTCCCTGTAAAAATGTTCTAAGATATTGTTGGCTATCTTCGAGCCTGAGCCCTCCTTATACTTGGATTCCAGTACGATTGAGCCTAGAAGTCTATTACCACCATTCTTGCCAAGACTAACTTGCATGCCGTCAAACAGCATCACTCGGACAGATAGGAAGGGATCAGACTGGGTATCTAGATTCACAGATTTGAGGTGGTGATACTCCACCACCAACGGACCATACGTAGACTTAGCTGCCTCTATGGCCGTTACCACGGTCTCTCTAATATTGTTTAGAGTTACTATCATGTTGCCAGCCTCTTAAGAGTTCGTAAGTTTTTATACTTGGTTTCAACGTATGCCACCATGGCTACTCGGCCATAATTGGGGTGCAAGTTTACTTCCCGGAAGTCTCTAGGTGCGTCGTCAAATTCACCCATAGGGCCTATGTTGTTCTCCATATCCTCGGCATACGGAGTCTTGTTTACAATCGTGACTTTTGTGTTCCAGCGAATTTTTGGCAGCTTCAGCAGCTCTCTTCGAATGGTATCTTGAACTACCGGATCAGCCCCCATCTGCGAAGGCTCATAGTCAGTCGGGCTCCACAGATAGGGCGGCTGATACTCAGGAAGTTCCGAGTAAGCTGCAGGCATGCCGGTAAACGTGATATACCAGTTACTGGCTGCGTTACCCGACCATTGAGGGGTGAAGGTAATAAGGTCAATCGTCACATGCTTAACAACTCTGCGATGTGTCTCTGCGACCTTATTCTCTAGGTCTACCATGTCTTTACGCAACCTTTTCATAAACGTTTGAGAGCCCGCACTTTTTAACATTAGGCCCTCCGAATATGATTTAGCCAAGCATCGAAATAAGGGACTGTGCCAATCACACGCCATTTGACATTATCGATTGTGATTTCACCACCCATTGGCACTGTAGCGAAAGTAGTCTGCGACAAGATCAGACTCATGTCCCCTGGCTTAGTCTCTGGCGAAGATTCTGTGCCACGGGCAAACAGTTTCTCCCGATCCATAATCAGGCCTGAGCCGTTCTGCGATGCTGTCGGCAGTTCTGTCACTGGGTCCAATGGACCTCTAACTTGAACGTTCACAAAGCACATACGACCCCAGACTTCAGCCCATTCTGTAGCGTCTGGAATCGCATAGCCAACCTCATCGGCCAGCATGTCGGTAAAGCCTAGCGTCGAGTCCTGCACACTTCTGATATGGAGCACCAGTTTATTTGTGCGAAGGAAAAGACCCGTATATAGCTGCTCATACGGAGACGCACTACAGCTATACTGCGGATCGTACTGAGCAGTGTCCTGTTCAGTTATATCTTTGATGTAATCAGCAAAGATATAGATACGCTGACTGGACACCGGAATGTTATCAGCAGCTTGCCCAGGCGTAAGAACATCATACAACTCCGTCACCTGCTTAGCCGAGGCAGTCTGACGGATAGGTTTGTCGTAGAAGCCATCCTGCGTAGGACTGCCGAACAGCCAACGCTCGCCATGAACCTGTACCACCCCGCGAATAGGGAATGTAATTCCAGGCGCTGTGGATACAGTGCGACGACGTTGAAAGCTACCGTCAGGCTGCGACCCGTCATAAGAGGCAAGTTGCGCCTTAAATAGAAAGCTGCCAGTGTACCCGTCATAGACAGAGTCACGGTCAAAGTACTTGGCAGCTGAAGCAAGTTTCATCGTGCTGCTCCTGTGACTGGATCGAGGTTGATCGAAGACACTGCCAGGATAGGTGCGACAGCCGATGTAGTAACTTCGCCTAAGTCTTCCAGTGCAGCCTCAATGATAGCGATGACACCTTGCAGGGCAATCGGCAGGTCTGTGCGCACATACTTGTAGGGGTCAGCGATACGCTCTAACTCAGCCCTACCATCGGTGATCTTTTTAGGCGCGAAGACCGGAAGACTGACTAGGAGTCGCCGGGCTACAGAATATGCCGCAAACACGGGCACAGCCCTGACGAGCCGGCGCTGTGGGGGCGTGGGCGTAGGTTCCTGCTTGTAGAGATTGTAGAGGTCTAGCAAGTTTGGACTGACAGCGTCAAAGTCCATCATCAGCTCTGCCTCGCGAATTGGCAATGCAAGCTCTGCATCTGAAATCTCATCATCACTGACGCCTAAGACAGTGCGAATTTCAGGGTAGGAAGTAAAATCTGTTAGGGCCATTGACTTCTCTTGAATTCTTGTTTACAATTCAGCTTCCAACGTTCCGGAGAATTTTATGAAGCCCCAAACTCGCCCTGGTTTCTCTCGTCCTGCGCCTGCTCGAAAAGAGTACGACCCAACTGTCGCCGCCCGCCTCTCTCCTGATATGCACAAAGACTTGGCTGAGATTCAGCGCCGCTTGCACCCCAACATGTCCGAACTCGTAAAAGCTGCACTTAGGGACTACATTAAAAAACATAAGCCCCAAACTGGGGCTTAATGTGTGATCTAGCCCCAGCGGGTTAATCTATTACTTAGTAGTCTTGGTCTTGGCAGATTCGAGGGCTCTCGCTTCTGCCTCTGCCAATTCCTTGGCTGCTCTAGCTGCGGCTTCTGCAGCCTCATATGCAACCTTCGCCGCAGCCTTGTCTTCTGCAGACATCAGCTTATCTGCCAGCTTAGCCGCGATAGCTTCTTCCTTACCATCGAACTGCATGACAGCTTGTGCCATCACCCAGTCGGTAGGGCAAGCTTTAACGCGAGTCCCTGGCTCATAGCGAACCATGGTAGTAGGATCAGTGAATGGAAACATACCAGAATTGGTAATCCAGACACCATCCTCGTCAATAACTAGTTGTCGTTCCATGCGAACTGCGGGAGCCGAAGCCCCCGCCCTTTCTTTACGAAGAGATTTGAAGAACGTCGAACAGTCGCAGTTCCTGATCGCCGAAGGTACGGAACACTTCTTCAGACCAGTCCATACGCATAGCCGTAGTGCGCTTCATCGAATACTCTTCGATACCTTGGTAGATAGCCGACGTATCGGTAACCAACGAGATAGCAGCAGAGGCGTCAACAGCGTAGATAGTGTTAGCGGGGATCGGACCGCCTTCGTCTGCCGAGTCAACGATGATGTACTTGACATCGTTACCCCAGCCCATCAGCTTGTTATTCATCGGCCGAGCTTGCGGGTCGATGCGCTCCAACGTAGGATCGTAGTTGTTGGTGCCAGGGCGACCAACACGACCTTCAACCTTCATGTACGTATCGATATCCATCAGCACATGGGTAATCTTGCGAACCTTGCGATTGCGAGCCAGGAACTTAACCCAAGCGCGGTGCGTCAGAACACCCCCAACCGATGCGGCATCCAGCGAGCTGGACTGGATAACAGGCACAGCGCCGACGTTGAAATCGGTGTCACCTTCCCACAGCGAGTTAATATAGCGATAGGCACGCTCATCACGCTCGATCTGCAGGTAACGGCTGGTAGTCAGAGCCACGTAGTCCAACGTGGTGTTCTTCATCGCTTGATGAGTCCACTCCAGACCGATATTCCAGGCACCGATCTTACGCGGACGATCAGACGACTTGATCGTCAGCAGCTTAGGGGGCAAGCTGTTCTGAGCTACTCGGCTAGCCTTAAACTGCTCGGGGCCGCCCGGGGTGTCATAGTGAATGACAGGCTGCTCGAACACGCTACCATTGATCGACACGCGATTGGAAACCAGCGAGTAGAAATTATCAATGTCAGTCGTGCGGTCCTTAGCAAGGGCCGACTCGATGCGTTCGATGACGGTAATCATCGTCAGGGCGCGAGAAGCACTGCCGTAAGGCGACGTTTGTTGCTGCACGACACCTTGGGCACTGTAGTTGCCCTCGATCAGCGTAGCAAGTGTGGGCGACTTCAGGCCGAAGGGGTTAGACTCGCCAGGAGAACAGACACCCATAGATGCCATGATCTGCTGGAAGGGAGTACCGCGAGTCAGGTCAGCATCAGCCGCAAAGCGTTGATTGATCCACTGTACAGGACTCATGTCAGACGCACGAGGGGCCGTAAACAGCTCTTCGGGTGTGAAGTCCACATCGGCATGACCACCGGCGGCGAGGAAAATTTTAGGCATTATTAGCGCTCCTGTTATTAGATACGTTCGATGACGCCGAGAGTACCCACAGCACCAGTACCAGCTGGGCCTAGGGAAACTACACGCCACATATAGGGGGTAACGTCTTGCGATGTGGCTTTGCGAACCTTAGCGAAGCCATTCAGAGCGGTGCCCTTAGCGACGACTGCACCAGCGACAACGTAATCGCCAACTGCGATTGCGCCTGTACCAGCAGCTTGGCTACCGTCAAACATGACACGCTGGCGATTGCGTTGAACAACGCTACCGATAGAGTAGCCATTTTGCGGTGCCACTTCGACAGCGTAAATCCAGCCTTCAATCAGGTCGCCAGCGGCGCACAGATCATAGCGAGATTCGCCGACGAGCTTGACAAACTTGCCTTCTTCAAAAGTGTTGACTTGATTGGCAGGGCCTTGACCAGCACCCAGACGGCAGGCAACGCCAGCATCATCGGGTACTGTGGGCTGAATAAAATGGTCGAGAGCCATAGTAGTTCCTTAGGAGAGAGATTTAGACCGGAGAGCAAACATTGCATCTTCCGCAGTTGTTGCAGGGTTCAGTGCGGTGATATTAGGCTTGTTAGTCTGTTCACCTTCCTTACCAACGAGACCGGGATTCTTAGTCAACTTGTTAGCTTTAAACACTGTCTTGTAAGCGGCAGAGTATTCAGCGTAGGTGGCGGCTAGGGACTTACCATCCAGAGCGGCAACGTCGATCTGTTTGTTCAGCGCTGTGCCCAGGTGCTTGACGGAGTTTTGAACAGCAGGCTTCAAACCTTCGATCGTAGCGTTAGCCTCAGCCAATGCAGCGTCAGCAGCAGTCTTAGCCTCAGCAGCGGCAGTAGCCTGCTCCGTGACTTTAGCTGTCAAGGTTGCGATTTCTGCATCCTTAGCCAGAATGGATGCTTCCAAATCGGCAGTTTGCGCCACGGTGTCTGGGGTTTCGACCGGAGTCTGTGTGACCGGCGTACTGACCTCAGGCTCATCCGGCAGACCTGCCAGCGCGGCCAGATCAGCCGCGCTCGGCAGGTCCAGCTCGGGCACCAGAGCAATAGCGCCAGGGCCTGAATTTTCCTCGGCGCAGTACTGAGTAGACACAGGCCCTAGCGCGGCAGCGCTGGGGATAAATTTAAGTTTCACAGGTGATACCTCTGTAATTAATTGGCTGGATTATAGGCGGCATAGGCAACTCTTATGTTACATTCATCTCAATCTTGGATTGATCGAGCTTTTTTGTGTTTGTTTTAGCATAGGCAAGTGCATTTCCGATAGAACCAACAGCATCTACAAGACCCACATCTTTGGCCATAGTCCCCATATAGGTAGCTCCGTCTCCATAGTTTGCCTTAACAGTAGCCTTGCTTACACCTCGATGGTGTGCTACAGCGGCTTGGAATCGGTCGTGTAAATAGTCTAACTTTTTTTGTTCTGCTGCTTTAACCTCTTCAGTTAAAGGTTCCACAGAATTGAAGCGAGCTTTATTCTCTCCAGCCCGCATTACCGTGCGTGTCACACCTTGTTTTTCATCAGCCTTGCTGTATTCAGTATGCATACGCAGAACGCCTATAGACCCTGCTTCGCTGGTATCACCAAGTGTGATATGCGGCGCAGCGCTGACGAGCCAGTAGCAAGCTGAGGCTGCGTAATCCGCATAGGTGTTCATGGGCTTAGCCGCTGCGGCAGCGCGCAGAAACAGAGCAGCGTCTGCGCAGCCTTGGACTGCTCCACCGCCACTCTTAGCCACAAGCATCAGCTTGGCGGCCTTCTTATCTTTGACACCCTCCAGTACTGCGGCCTTGATGTCGTCATAGCCTACGATACCGAACATGCGCATCCAGCCACTAGAGCCTGGAATTAGCGAGCCGTTTATTTGAATTACGCCTACATTCCCAGAAAGCGCGTAAAGACTGGGCAATTCGAACTCAGCACCTGTACCGCCTCTAGCTACGTAGGCTTGAACTTTAGACATTGAAGCTTCATAGCTGTCCAGGGAATCTTCTGTACCTGCCCAATATTGCAATTTCATTATTAATCCTTAGGTGCTGCCGGAGTATTCGGCTTTAGTTTGTCTTTGGAACCATTCATCGTAGATGTCTGGCTATCGGGATTGGCAACAGTCGATTTAGCCGCTGCAAACATCGTTCCAGAAAGCGGCTTCATAGTCGCTGGCGGTAAATTCCCAGTCAGCTCAATCGCAGCCGTATCGTCGTCAATCAGACCTAGGCTCAACTGCTCAAGAATACGGGACTGCTTCATGGACTTGTAAGCTTCCAACTCAGCCTGAGGCCGCAAGTCGATGTCGTCATAGCGGAACTCTACATAAACGTCGTGACCCAGAATTCGGCAAGCTGTCGTCAGCATGCGACTATAGATGGTATTAAGCTTGCGACGGACAATGTCAGCGTTCTTAACGAACAGCATTGTGCTAGTCGTGGCCGCTGTACCATTATCTACCCGGCCAAGAACAGCGCTATTGGACTTAGCCCCTGCAGCAAGCTTAGACTCCAGCAGTTTCTGGACCGCCTCAAGCGTCTCGCCGATAGGCGCCCGGCCATCACCGCTGACAATGCCAATCTCTACCGAGTCCAGCGTTACGAGTGCATCATCCGGGCCAAGTCCGTCTAGCACAGTCTTTAACTCAGCAATTAGAGTATTGACGTAAGTCGTACGCTTTACTGGATCAGCGAGAATAGCCGGGTCCATCGACTTCGTCACCTTCTCTTCGATGATCGTAGCTATCAGTCGAGGCTGAATAGCTCGTGTCATCGCTCGACGTAAGTCGTTCAGAAACTGTGCATCGGCCAACACCGCTTGAATGCTAGCCTCAAACATGCTGGTAGAATAAACATCCAGTAAGTCCTGGTCCAGACTTATGTAGAAGAATGTGGGGATGTCTAGGCTAAACTCTTGACCACCAATTTCCTGGTATGGATAGACTCCACCCTCTTCTTCCTTAAACTTAATCTTGGTGACTGACACCGGCTGCAGGTAAGTGGGAGTTAAGTCGGACGACAAAGCAAGCTCTAAGCCCATAGACCCATAGGTCGTCAATTCAAAGGCGAGACTCTCGGATAGCGACTGAAGATCGGTAACCGGGTTGTAGCCCAAGGTCACATCGCCTAGGAATGTGATCCGACGTAGAATCTCCTGGGCAACTGATGTGCCATCGCGACTAGCCATGCCATCCATTTCCCTGGCAATCACGGTATAGCGTTCGGGAATGCCTACCCGAAGAAAGCTATTTCGAGTGCTGGATAAGTCTGGCGAGGAAGCAGCTAAGTCGCGCAGTACAGAGCGACTATCAATACCTCCACGGTAACTGACAACGTCGGTATTCGCAAGTCCCCGATCAGGCCTGTTAATAGCCGCGGTAGACTTAACTACCTGGGTCTTCCAGCTGGGGAGCGCTACAGGCTTATTGGGTGGCTCCGGTGCTTCCATAGGAGGCAACTGACCTGTCCCTGCTTGTGGAGGACTGACAGGTTCGGCTGGAGGATTAGCCTCCACTCCGACAAGACCTGCTAAA